GGTATGTCAGAATCATCAGGAATATTTACATTTCCTAGTACAGGAAAATGGTTAATTACATTCAAGATAACTTGGGATCATGGAGGAGAAACTAGTACATATAATCAAGGTTACGTTAAAGTAACACTTAATAATTCTGCTTATACTTCTGTAGATAATGCCACAGATACAGGAGATTCAAGTAATGGTAGAGCGATGGCTATTGGTCAATATTTTTTTGATGTAACAGATGTAGCAAATTGTAAAGCTGCATTTGCCTGTAGTGTTCAAAATGATAATGTTAATACAATGGGTGATAGTGCTTATAATATTACAGCTGCTTTTTTCGCAAGAATAGGAGATACATAATGCCTGATGATAATCAAAGAGCAAATCATATAGAGGATTTTTTAGTTAAACATCGAACAGGACAATGGTTTGGATGGTCAGATAGTAAGAATAAAGTCTATGCAAATTTAATAGTGCATGACGGAGGCTCAAAGCCAACGGAGCAAGAATGCACTGACGGACTGTCGGCATTGCAGACGGCACACGATGATGCAAAGATTAAACAAGAAGCAGACAAGGCATCAGGAAATCAGAAGTTAAAAGATTTGGGATTAACTGATGACGAGATCACAGCTGTAACAGGGAAATAAATGAGTTTCGCTGCGTCATCATTCGGTGCGCGCGCTTTCGCCGAAGACATCGCGCAGCACGCTGTTGTAGCCCTAACGGGCGAGCAGGCGAATTTCGCCCTAGGGACCGCACAGATCCTTGGGCATGCAACCGTTGAACCGGGCAGTGTTTCGGCAACGTTTGCGGTTGGAAGTGCCACAATTGACATTTCCGTCACGGTTGAGCCAAGCGGACTCCCAGCTGAGTTCTCACTTGGAACAACAACTGTAACAGGAACGGCGCTAGTAACGCCAACGGGGCTTCTCATTGAATCGTCCCTTGGAACCGTCACTGTAACAGGAACGGCTCTAGTGGAGCCAAGCGGACTTGAAGCGACATTCGCACTTGGAACTGCGACTGTAACAGGAACGGCGTTGGTGACACCTACGGGAGTTTCCTCGACATTTGAGGTTGGAACTGTTACACTCGTGTGGACAATTCATCCAACTGGAGTCCAGGCGGAATTCAACATGGGAACGGTTACCGTCACTGGAACCGCGAAAGTTATACCAACTGGAGTTGAAGTGGCCGCCGCTGTTGGAGACTTAAAACTTACGATCTGGAACGGAGTTCCGGATACAGGTGGGGGTGCATGGAGCGTGGTGGATGATTCAAACACTTCGACATGGATTGAAGTGAATACAGGTTAGGAGGATACATGGCCGATACGACGATACTACAACTTAACAAGCTTACAACGGGTTCCCACTCCGGAACGTGGGGTGACCTGACCAATGACAACATGAGCAAGATTGATACCTCCATCAAGGGGTACAACGCAGTGGCTGTCGCAAGCACCACACAGACATTGACAACAGGATCGGCTGGAACAGGAAATCAAATCAACACCGCTTCCTTCAAGTTTACGGGAACTCTCACTGGAAACTCGGACATCGTTTGCCCAGCACAGGCAACATGGTATTTCGTGGATGACGCGACAGACAGGACAGGAAGCAATCATACTTTAACATTCAAGCCATCCGGTGGAACAGGCGTGGCGTTGGTTAACGCGGCGAAGCACATTCTTTACACCGACGGTTCAACAATGTTTGATGTTGGCGCGGACATGGGAAACATACTCGCCAATGGAACATTCACGACAGCAAGCACTGTCAGCATGGATACGGGGTCATTCACGTTCAACAATTCCGAAGGGGATTATGACGCACGATTTGCGGGTGACAGTGAAACCAACCTTTTATTCATTGATGCCAGCACGGATCGCGTGGGAATTAATTCCAATGCACCACTCGCTGATTTCGATGTGGAAGGAAGCGCTCTCTTTAATGATGACGCGGCCGATAAGGATTTCAGGATAGAGACTGGTGGATCCGCACCGCAGGAAAAAATGCTTTTCATTGACGGTGGCAACGACAAGATTGGAATGGGAATTGCTTCAGGAGACGCACCGGCTAACGCACGCGTTGAAATAAAGCAGAAGGAAGGAACGGGGGCCATTGCTCCTCTCAGCTTAAGCCAGTCCGATACGGATCAGGAACTTATTTATTTTGAAGGAACATCAGCTGCCGATAGCAGCGCCAGCATATCTTCTTCAACTGCTTCCGCTGGATCAAAACAAGGAGCTGTGCGCGTAAACATTAACGGAACTGATCGTTGGATTAGATTTTACGATTCAGCAATATAGGAGTTTAAATGCCTCTTGTAGATATGCCTTTCACTCCTGGAATAGACAAACAGGATACACCCACGGGTGCTGAAGGAAGGTGGATTGATTCAGACAACATACGATTTCGCTATGGTCTTCCGGAAAAGATTGGAGGATGGGTGAAGGTGACGAGTGACGCCCTTGTTGGCGCCGCACGCGGAATTCATGCATGGTCATCCCTTGACGGATCTCCCTACACATCAATAGGAACAAACAAGAAACTTTACGTCTATGTCGACAGTGAATGGGCCGACATAACACCGATCCGCGCTTCGGGGACCGGGAACATAACTAATTTTACTACAACAAATACAGAAACAACCGTCGTTGTCCATGACGCAACACACGGCGCGAGGGAGGGTGACTTTGTCACCATTTCAGGCGTCTCAGGAACAGTCAATGGAATTGTTGCGGCGAACCTAGAAGGAGAATTCGAGATTATAGCGTTGGGTGATACAGCATCGCCGCCCACGGACCAGACAAATAAATATCAGGTAACGGCTAAAGCCGCTGCCACAAGTACAGGAGATGCAGGAGAAACAGCCAATGCAGCCTATCAAGTTAATACGGATCCTCCCGTATCCACAGCAGGATATGGATGGGGTGCTGGTACATGGGACGCAAGCACATGGGGAACTTCGCGTGCAGGATTGACAGGCGTGGAAGCCGTTCAACTGGATTCAGGAAAATGGTCGCTTGATAACTGGGGGGAAGACATGATTGCCCAGCAGTTAAATGGTGGTCTTTATTACTGGGATACATCCGTTGGAACAGGAACACGCGCAACTTCAACAACCGTTTCAAACGCACCTACTAAAAGTTTATTTACCATTGTCTCCGGCACTGACCGGCATGTGGTATGCTTTGGAACCGAGACTACCATAGGTAGTACAGGATCACAGGACAATATGTTCATTCGCTGGTGCGATCAGGAAGGAATAAACGATTGGACTCCTTCCGTCACCAACACGGCAGGGTCCCAAAGATTAACTGACGGAAGCACGCTCGTGTCAGCCAAGCGTTCACGTGGTGCTGTTCTTGTTTGGTCTGATACCGCGATGTACCAGATGCAACTTGTTGGTGCTCCATTTACATTTGGATTCTCTCAACTTGGTGCAAACTGCGGCGCTGTAGGATTAAACTCAACCATTGATGTTAATGGCACGTCCTTCTGGATGGGGAAAGATTCTTTCTTCATGTTTGATGGTTCCGTGCAGAAATTAAGATGCGCAGTTGAGGATTATGTATTTAAGGATATTTCAGAAGGTAGCCAGCGTGACACTTTCGCTGCCAACAACGGTGAATTTAATGAAGTCACATGGTTCTATCCATCATCCGGTTCAACAGTCATTGATCGCTGCGTGACTTATAATTACGCGGATCAAGTGTGGTATGTAGGAACCTTGGACAGATCGAGCTGGATTGATAAGGGAATTTATTCCTACCCGTATGCAACAACATATGATTCAAGTGACACGACTGCGACAATCAGCACGATCACAGGACTGACAGCAGGAAGAGCATACATGTACAGCCAGGAGTTTGGATCGAATGCAGAAAGCGCGGCGATAACAGCTTACGTGGAGTCTGGGGATTTTGTTATTCCGCAGGCAGGAGAATTTCTCATGTCAATAAAAAGATTCATTCCTGACTTCAAGAATTTAACGGGTACAGTTAATGTGACATTAAAGTTTCGGGATTATCCAGCGTCAACGCAAAGGACAAGTGGTCCTTTTGCCGTGACAACTGCAACAACCAAGATTGATACACGCGCACGCGGCAGGCAAGGTGCGCTTCGCATCGAAAGTTCAGCGATAGATGACGCATGGCGTTTTGGCACATACCGTGCTGAAATTAGACAAGACGGGAGACGATAATGGCACAGATTGCAATACCACGTTTACCACAGGCACCGGAAGAATATGATCCATCACAGATTAATTCATTAATTAATACGATTGATTTGTTAATTCAGATTTTAAACACTTCCTATACACCGGAGCAATTACGATCGGAAGAGGAGGCCATGGCATGGTATTTAGGTTAAATGGCTAACAATTATAAAAAAGTCATGACGACAATCACCACCACGGGGGATTCAGCTACAATTTATACGGTTCCATCCGTGACTACGACCCTTGTCAAGACGGCGTGGGTATACAATAATTCAGGTGGATCAGCGGCAATCACGCTTAAAGTTAATTCAACGGATCTCAGCACCAACTCAGCAGTGGCCGATAAAGCCACGGAATCCTTCTTTTATTTGGCTTCCAGCGACATTGGAGTGCTCGAGGAGGGGGATACAATAAAGATTAACAACAGCGCACAGCCAGTGAACGTCTATCTGGCGATCATGGAGATTTCATAATGGTTGATAACAAAGAAAAAACTTGCTATAAGGAGAGATTATGCCTATAAAAGATGATGGCGTAGTGGAATACGTGGAGATCAACG